TTTAACCCATACCCACATACCTACTTTTAGATCTTCAAATTCATAAGGTTTAGGTTCAAAATATTCATTTATTAATTCTTCTATTTTTTTGATACACCCTCTCATAGCTAAACAAAATTCATCACTACATTCATTTACATATTCAGCATCATAATTAAGTTTTATTTGTTCTAGATATTTTAAATATTCTTCTTTATTCATCTTTAATAACCATCCTTTCTTTTATTTCTTTTAAAGTTAAATTTTCGTCAACTTCTTTAAAATGCCCTTTTTCTTTTAGTTTTCTTAATATTTGAAATGTATTAAATTTAGTATTGTCATTTGCAACTGTATAAGAAGCTATCATATCATACTCTAATTTAGATAATTTTATTTTTTTATTCTTTCAGTTTCTAAATATTCAAGTACACTAAGTGCAATGTTAAATTCACAATTACAACACATATCATCACAATCTATTTTGTGTTTATCAAGATAACAAATGCGACATATACTGTATTTGAGATTACTTAAATTTTTATCTTTCATAAAATATTCAATATTCTTCATTTTATTCTCCTTTCTTTTTGCCCCACGCAGGCACTTTATTATTTCTGTTTTTAACTTTCTTTTGAGCATTTGAATATATCTCGCTCTTTTCTTTTGCTTGACTTTCTAATCGATTGGGGTTTTCTCCTTTCATAAAGCACTCATTGTAATTACATTTGAAATTATGCCACAAGTTAAATCTTTTGTAGCGTTCGACTATTTTCCACTTCATTTCCCTTGTTCCTCCTTTCGCTAACTTACAACTATAATTGCTATCATTGTTATAATAATCAAAGCATATATTACTCCCATTATGATTAGCGTTGCTAAATCGTCCATATATTCTAGAAATAGATTAAGAAATATATTGACAATAGAAGCTACCCATAATCCTATTAATATATAAAATATGAAAAATATGAAAAGTAAATTTTCTATACTCATTTCTATTTCTCCTAAAAATCAATTTCTACATCATTGTATTTTGCTAAATCTTCATGATCTATTTTTACTTCATAAATTTCTTTGTTTGGTTCTTCGTTTAAGTATGCTTCAAACTTACTGCCAAACAGTGTTTCGGGTCTATCGTTGTATAATTCAATTTTAATGTCTTTTTTCATTTTACCCCTCCTTTTTCATTTCCTCGCTTAACAATCTAATAACTAAAGCCGATACGCTAAGATTGTTTTTCTTAGCGTAATCCTCGACTTTTTTCTTAAATTCTTCTGTCGTTCTTACTACAAAATTTTTGTTTTTCATTTTTACTTCCTCCTATTTCCATTCAGCTTCGCATTGAAAACCTAATAAAATTGTTTCGTATAATTCATCGCTTAACTCTTCTTCTTCAATTGGCTTGCGATTTTCAAACCCTAATTCTTCATCTAATGAAGCATCAATGCTTTCTAATGCTTCATCTTCATCAAATCCTAATTCAATTGCTTTGTTTAATAATTCTAATGTTGTCATATTTATTACCTCTTTCCTTTTTGTTGTCTTCCTTAACTACACTTATATTATAGCATAATGTATATACAATGTAAATACATTTTAATAAAAAAGAACTATTTTTTTAGTCCTTTCATTAATATTAAACAGTTCTTTTCTAGTTCAGCGTTACGCTTTTTTAACATTTCAATTTCTTTCAATAGTTCCATTTTTTCTTTTACCATATCCATAGTTATACCTCGTTTATTGTTATTTCTACCCTTGGATTATCTTTATCATAATATACCCTAGAACCGTCATGACTATATGCAATCTTGCAGTTATCATCTTCGATAACTTTAGCTTTTACAAGGCAATCCATAGTCGCACTTAATAAATTTGTTAAATCCACTTTACGTCTTGTTTGCATATAATAGATACAAGCGATATTTAAGCGTTTTGATAGCTTTTTATCGTTTACCCCTAGTTTTATACACTGTGTAATAAAATCGCGCTCATAAGCCCTATATTGCTTGCTAGGAACTAACATACGACGATTACCTGCTTTTATTATTTGAGAATGATTCTTTTTAGTTATAGGATTACCATTGATCATTATCATCATAATTTCTAATATACCTCCTCATATATTCATCAAAACTATATTTTTTAACATATGCCCTTTGCGCTAGTATCTTATATTTCTTATCTAATTCATTTTGATTATGATGTAAATTAAAATGGCACTTTGCGCATAACAATACTGTTAATCCGTCCTCGTCGGCTTTCTTTCTAAAACTTCCGTGTATGCAGTGATGCTCTTGTAGATTTAAACTAGAACCGCACTCATAACAGTACGGTTCTTTTTGTATGATTGATTTTTTTAATACTTTTTGTATACTAGTCATCTAACCACCCTAATTCATTTAACTGTTGTGTTATTGCTTTGTGTTCTTCGCAACTAATTGAAGCTATTTCATTATTTTTAAAATATACACAATACTCTCGATAAATTAAATCGAATTGAATTAAAAGACCGTCATTTACATAGTATAAATTATCTTCGTCATTGTGTTCAATTTTATAACCTAATTTTTCAAACATTTCTTTAGCAGTCATTTGTTTACCTCTTAATATTTGTTCAATTTTTTCAAATTCTTCTTTTTCTATTAAATACACTAAAGCATTTACAATATTAATCATGTTGCTAGCACTTAATTGATTTAGTTTAGATAATTCATGTTTAGCTAATTCTAATCCGTTTAATACGTTCTTCTTATCCATTCTTATCACCTCTTAATATTTCTTCCCAATAATTTTTTACATCCGCCACGCCGACTTTATAAGCGTAGTCTAATGTTACATCGATTAAATTAGACATTTCTTTTGTATTCATTGTACTTGACCCGTAGAACACTTGTAATTGCGTGTATTCTACGTTTTTTATTATAACAGTACCATTTATCCTAATTGCTCTAAAACGCTTCTTAAACTCGTTTATAGCTCCGGGAGGGCATAGGATAAACTCAAACTTAGCATTAGCTTTTTCTAATAAGTTGCAGTATGTAGCAGTTATACTGTCTTGGTTCGCAATACCACCATTTTGTGCTTTTGTTATTTCGGTTATTAAAGCCCATAAGTAGCTATTTTGTTGAAGTGTACGCTTACTTTTGTATTCTTTGATATCGACCTCATACCTTTTAGATGGGTCGAGGTCGATTGGTCGGTTCATTTTTAGTGCTAAAATGTTGTTTTGTAATATTTTAATATTAACTATGTCCTTCATTTGCTTTTACCTCTTCTTTTTGAAAAGCAATAGCATTTATATAAGCAGTATATTTATCTTGTTCTTTCGCATGTTCTCTAGCTAATTTAGTTAAAGTTTCTACATAATCCGTAGACCGTAGATATTGAATAACGTTATCAGCTTCTTCTTGTGTTAAAGTTCCTAATGATTTTTTACCCGTTGTTTTAATTTTAGTGCCAATGATTGGTTTAGTAAAATCGTTAATATAACTTGTTATAATGTCTTTTTGCTCTTGTGTTATTTTCTTTGCTTTTGGTGTGTTTTCTTGTTGCTCCTTTGCTTCGTTAGTATCGTTGTCTTTTGTATCGTCGATGTTAAATAATCCGTTTAAAGCATATTTTCTAGCGTATGAACTACTAGTACCGGTAATTTGGCTTTCGTCCATTCCTTTTTTAGTTAGGCTCTCTCTAGCGTATGCACTTGCTACTAGTTTATTATCACTATCCCAATCATACAATGTTGCAATAGCTTTAATGTAGTATCTTTCGCTTTTCACCTCTACTTCATCATTTAATACTAATGTCGTTCTATTTTTATGACACAAAGGTTTAACCGCTTCTAAGATGTCCTCACAACTACGGTAATTATAATTACCAAATTTATTATATTGTGATTTATTACATTTTAATTCTACTTGAATATTTGATAATTTTTCATGAATATTTTTGTTTTCCATTATTTCCATTCCTCCGCAGTTTCTTTTAATTCGTCGATCAAACCGAAAAATTTATCAAAATAATAAGGAACTCCCGCCCCTTTATCGTTAAGCTCGTCGATTAATCCGTCTAACAAATCATACAAATTTGATAAATCGTATTCATTAATCAAATCTAAATACTCTTGAATTACATTTTTTTCTTTTTCTTCTTCACTTTCTCTCGACATGTAGATATTTGTTTCTACATCTCTAATTTTATCGCTTTCGTACATCTTTTTAACCCTCCATGAATTTTAATATAAATAGCACTATCATAACTACCATAAAAGCGCTAAACGATATCATACCGATAATATCATATTTTTTCATAAATTCACCTCCCCATCTATTTTACATAAATAATTCCAATGTTTTACTTCTTTATACTCCTCTAGCCAATCATAAAAATATAAGCTATCTCCTTTTTTCTTATATCTACACGCTGATAAAATGGTTGATAGCGCGTACCCTTTTAACTTGTTACTACAAAATATTTTCATTTTTAATCCTCCTCTACTATTAATGTAATCGCAAAGTCGTCCTCACAATTAGCAATCGTAATTACTTCTTTGTTTAATAAATCTTTGTCGATACTTTCGACATAGCCTACATATAAAATATAGTCTTTTTCTTTGATTACTACTTTTTGCCATGTTTCCGTCATGTTTCTAGTAACTCGACCTACTGTCATTGTGTCTTTAGCGGTCAAACAAAAAGCTAAAATACACAAAATAGCTAATACAATGCCTAAACTAAAATAATTTGATTTTTCCATTTAATCACCCCCTTAAAACTTATAATTTTTTTGATTGATGTAGTAATGTTCTATTAAATCTTCAATAGAAGCATCAAAATATTCTCTATCGCTTTTCGTAATCGCAAATTTTAATGAATTAGTACAATCATGTACTGCTTCGTCGTAATCACCAGACATAGGTAATTTTTCAAGCCAATAACTAGCTTCGTTAGTGTTTTCCCATGCTTTTTCTAAGTCTAAAATAATTTCTTGTTTGATTTCTTCTTTTGTCATTTTTTCTTCTTCTTTTGTTTCTTCGATTTGTTCTTCTTTTTTTTCTAACTCTTTTTTTAAATTATCAATCCCACTTCTTACTATTTCATCACTTATTTCATAATCAGTTGATTCAAAACTGAATTTTTCTGTTTCGCAATTATACCATACTTTGAAACCATTATTTTTAATTTGATTAACAATAGTTTTTTTTGCTTGTCTTTTAAGTCCACTAAAATCAATACCATCAACAACTAAATATTGTACACCGCTTTTATCGATGCCTTTATCTTCGATGTCTAAATATTTAGAAAAATCATTAATATAAATTCTTTTATAATGTTTTCCATTGCAATCTGTACGTTCCCAAATTTTATAACCCATTTCTAATAATCTAGCTTCCATTTTCATTTTTATTTCCTCCGTTCCTTGATTACACATATATTATAGCATTTTGTATATACATTGTCAATACAATTAGATAAATATTTGCATAAAAAAAGCCGAGATTAACTCGACTTAAATAATTTTCATTTCGATTGCTTCTAGTTGTAACGATTGCCCGACTGTTCCTAATGTACTAATTCCGTCAGCTTTAGTCCATGCACTCCAACCGGTACCCTCAATGTGTACACGGTAAACTAAATTGGCATTTGTACAGTTTAGACATAGACATTCTAATGCCTTACTTTCCCCTGTTGTACCGATTACAGTATTATTATCAATTTTTCCATAATCTCGCCAACCAATTTCCGAGATATGAGCCTTAGCGTGAATATCTAAATTTAAGTATCTAGTATCAATTTGGATAGCTTCTAATCGTAACGATTGCCCTGTTGTTCCGCACATTGTACCATCATTTACCGGACTTAGCCACCCGTAGCCCTCAACGTGTCCGTTATAGGCGATTTTAATTGATTGTGTTGGCTTTGATAAGTCAACCCCTGTAACACCTTTTACAATAGCGTTTGCCATAGCTTCGGCATTGTATCGGCTTGCATCTTCTTGATTGTCGCAGAAACAACATTCAATCAATAATGCGGGGTCTTTTGTTTTTCTTAATACTGCTAAATCGCTTCTAACTTTTACACCGCGATTTTTGAAGCCTAATTCCGCGATAGCGTTACAAATGTTAATCGCATATTTGTACGCTTCACTTGATGTTGAATAAACTAACACTTCAACGCCGTTTGCTTTTGTATCGTGACTATTAAAGTGGTTAGAAATGTTTAAGTCAACATCGTGGGCGTTACATTTAGCAACAATATTGTTTAGGTTTTTCTTTTGAGTATTGCCCACATCGTCAGTACAGTTATATATTGTATGACCTAGCGATTGTAGTTTAGAGATAGTTAAATTTGTTACGTTTCTATCTTCTGTTACTTCATTAAAAATACCGTCCGCACCCTGTACAATTGAATTATGACCGCCGTGTACGTTAATTCTCATTATTCTGCCTCCACTTCCGGAATACCTGCCACACTTGTTAGGATTGAAACTAATCCGGATAACAAGCTAGCACTTACTACGACTTGCCAAGACACCTCACTAATCATTGTAGATGCCCCGATTGTACCGACTGCGGTTTGTGCTACTGTTTTAACCGCTCTTACAAGAGAAGCCTTAATCCATTTTTGAGTGTCTACTGAAATATTAAATACACTATTTTTAAACATATAATACCTCCTTACGATAAGATTATAGCATAAAAAAAGGTACTTTTTAAGTACCTTTATACATTAGAGAATATCTCTTTTAGCTTCATTTTAATCATGTCGCGTTCTTCCTGAAAGTCGCTAGAAGATACTAACTCCATTACCATTCCTGTCATTGCAGATATGAATTTTTCTAAGTACATTGTACATTTCTTTTTCATATCGTCAGTATGATATCTGTGATAGTCTTTTTTGGCTTCAACATACATATAGAAATATTTTGACATTTCTTTGATATTGTCGTCAATTTGAGTATCTTCTACTTCATAATCGTCTTGATCCATTTCTTCTTTTCCGCTTAGTTTATGAATATCTAGCATATTGTCAAGACATTGGCTGAACACTCGAAAATCTTCCGCGCTATATCCTTTTTCAAGAACTTTTACCGCTTGATTATACATTTTGTCGTTAATTTCTCTTGCTTTGTGCATTTAGTAACACCTCCAATTTATTAATGATGTCGTCGTTTTGACTAATTATTTTTGAATATATTTTGCGATTATCTTCAATTGACTGCATTATATCATTGTGTAGTTGTTTTAATATTTCGTCATTTGAAGTTTGTATATTTAATTCTTCATTGTTATCCAATTGCAATATAAAAGATATAATTGCAATTAAATCTAAAGTTGTTAGATTATTCATTTTTATCACCTGTAATTTTATTTAATTTTTTATTAATTTCTTTTATTTGTTCATCAATAATTTTTTGGTTCTCTTTTTGAACATCATTTTTTTGTTAGTGTTTAACAAATTTTCTTGATAATGATATTTGCGTCTTGAACGTTTAATGCTAAAGTAGAGTTATTTGTCAATGTAATAGTATATGACGCTCCACAAGGAACACGAATAAGAGTTGAAGCACTTACGTTACCTAATGCACTAGCAGTCGCTACTGTATAAATAGATTGAGTTCCTCCAATTGGTTCTCCGTTTTGTTCAAGTACCAAACTAGCTTGACCTGTATCAGCGCTAGTAATATCAGCATTGTACTGAATTTCATAAATACCTTGTTTTGTAAGTGTGAATAAACCACTTCCTGTATCATGAGAAAGCCACCCACAACATGAATTACAAGATTTTGTACGTACTCTATCTGTTGGAAATAATACGTTGCTACCAGCGCTTACAACTGCTGAAACAACACCTACACTGTTTATCATAAAATTTCTCCTTTCTAAAAATAAAGACAGCCCTTTAGACTGTCTTTTTAACTAATCCAAAGGCATAAGCCTAATCCCTAAAGGGCTAGATTACATATTGTTGCAACCGCAACCATAACCGCATGTATTATATGCAAAGTATGGTGAGCAAGTAATATATGCAGGTTTAGCAGTTGGCAATAAAGTATTAATTAATGTTTGAGTTTGTGCGTTATTTTGTAATGCTAAATTAGCAGTATCTGTTTCTCTTTGTGATTGTGCTAATTTATCACGTAAATCTTGAATAGTATTTTGATTAATTAACGCTCTTGTTGCTTCTCCATCGGCGTGGATTGCATTTAAAATATCGCAAGTGTTTTTAAATCCTTCACTGCGTAGATCACAACAACATTGTGCCATTTGTTGACCTAAATTTTGAAGTCCTAATTGATTTGTGTATCTGCTTTCTAATACTTCTTTTTGTGTTTCGCAACCTTGTGCGCTTACATTAGCATTAGTGTTAAAAATATCACGTTTTAAGAATTCATTTTCAATAAAATTGTCTTGAATTGCATTACTTCCGTAACCTCCAAAATTACCTCCAAATAATAAGATTAAAATAACCCAAAACCAACTACCACCCATACAATCGTTATTGTAGTACATTGGTGTCATTGCACTTTCCATTTAAGTGCCTCCTTTCTTATTAAATTATCTATAACTACCTTTTAAGGTTGTTACCAAATTGAGATTGAACTTGTTTTATTTGTTCGTTCGTAATTCCAAACTTTTGCATTAACTGTTGGGGATTTGCCCCTTGTTGTATCATTTGATATGCTTGTGGATTTTTCTGTGCTAGCATTTGCATAGCCATTTGTTGTGGATTACCACTAGACATAATTTGCATAAACATTGACATTGGATTGTTACTTCCGCCCATCATTCCAAATAAAGGATTAACCATTTTGTTTTACCTCTTTTCCATTGTTTTTAGCCGTTTGTGGCGTTGTTTCTTGCTCTTTAGATGTATTTGTACTAGGTTGTTGTAAAGCGTTTAAAATAGTGTTTATTTTATTTTCTAAAGCATCTATTCTAGCATCATTATTAATTTGTGGTTGTTCTAAAACTTCTTCAAATCTAAAAGTCTTAAAGCTACCGTCCATGTTTTTCATATAAAATATAGGATTGTTTCGATCAAACATAATTAGAGGAAGATTATTATTTGCTACTCCCATCGCTTCATCTTTACTATTAACCCATCTTCCGTTGAAATCAAAATTATTAGGTTGTGGCATATTATTGATATTAATATTTGGCATTTGTTGATATTGTTGTAACGCAGTCATTTGTTGTTCTAACATTTGCTTTTGTTGCAATAAGCTATCCATTCTAGATTGATAAGGATTAAACATCTTTTTTCGCCTCCTCGACGATAAAATCTATATCTTCTTTGTTTTGTTGAATAAATTCTAACGCTTGATAAAATGTTAGATTAAATAATGACATAACGTCGTGAATTATCTTGTCCATCTCATCACCTCTACAACTATTTTTGCATAAAAAAAGAGCATGTTTAATTTAGTAAACATACTCTCTTAATACTATTTAATTTTATTGTAAAATTTCTTTCTAGCAATACAAACCTCATTCCTTATTGTTTGTACTTCTTTTCCTTTAATATCAGCTATTTCACTACACTTTTATTTTCTACGTATCTTAATATTAATATTTCTTCATATTTCTTACGCAAATTAGCAGATTTTATCATTATTAATGCTTGTGCTTCGCTTAATTCCTTTAAAATATCAATCATTTTTCTTTTTACCTTTTGACATATATTGTCTACATTTTTTGCACACTCCAACTTCTACTATTCTAACTCGTCTTTTAGTTACTTTTTTAGTTTGTTTCGCCATTTGGGTAATCTCCATTAATCATACTACCATCGTCCAACATTTGATTATATTCACCATCTTGTGTCATTTCAACGGTTTCAACAACTGTCGTAGTAGTAAATACATAAGCAAAGTAAGCGTTAATAGCTAATAATATAATAATAATTGCAACTAAAAATCTAATTATCATGTTATGTCTTTTATTAGAGTTTTCAAGCGAATTTTCTAATAATTTTAAAGTTGTGCTTTCTCTTTCAATATCTTCTTGTATTTTATTCATACCTCTTTCAAAATTTTTAGCGATTTCTTTCATCTTGTAATTCCCTTACTGTATCTTCTAAAGTTTTAACTTTGTTGAATAATGTTTTAACTTGTTCTTTTAGAGATGTGATTTCTTTTCCGGTTGTGTTCAAAGTAGCATTAATCAGTTGTACACCTTCTTTTATTTCTTTCACATCATCAATTAAATGATTTAAGTTATTTTCCATAATAGCAATAACTGATACATTTTCTTTTATGTCTGTTTTGTTATTCCTTTTTTGTGACGCTATAAATACAATAAATGCTAAAATTAAACTCCCTAAACTTATAATATCACTGATACGCATAATTATTCAACCCTTTTCCACATATAGCAAGTAATATAAGGTTGTAAGGTCGTTGGTCCTGTACCATCAGATTGCCAAACCTCTGTCGCGTGATTAGCAGCACGTGGTGTAGTATCAGGGGTTCCATGTATAGCCATTTGATACACATCATGATTTGGAGTTGGGTCCGCGTGAGCATACCCAATTGAACTTGTATCACTACCGAATGCTCCAATCGAAGCTCTTAATACTTGTTCTTTTTTTCCGCCTATTTTTTCAACTTCATTAAATTCAATATCCGCTGTATTAACGCCTACAGGTACTCTACCTTTTCCCCATTCAGTCCATGTGCCACCAAATAATATTTCGGGATTAGTATTATTGATACTCATATAAATTGAACCAACTGGATATATTTTTTTCCAATATTCATTAATTTGATTTTGTAAATTACCTGCTGTAGTTCCGTCGATAGCGCTTTGAACAGTTTCTAAAAATCTATCTAAAGCACCTTGGAATTGGTCGTAAAATGTTGTTGTGTCTACACCTTTAACGGTAGCGGTTACAACTCCGCAATATTCAGTATTCAAACGTAAATCAGTGATATCACTTTGATATACTGTTATAGCGTTAGGTTCTAACTCTACTTTAGCAATATATATTTCATAAACTGTTGAATTTCGTGTTGGCGGTACTAATTGATTAGTATTATTAGTAACTATCTGTACTGTTGTTTTTCTAGCGGATAATGTATCATCATTTCTTAACGCCACTGCAAGAGTAACGGTATTTGATGATGATATATAATCTGTAATGTTGATAGTGACATCTTCTTCTAATTCAGCATATACACCGTTAATATTTGCACTACCTTTTTTTACGATGATATTTTTATCAAAAGCTAATACTTTAAAGGCATTATCTGTATCATCGGGAAATACTCCTGTTGTAAAATATTTCGACATTAGACGTCGATACATAGAAGCATCAATTGCCCTATCTAATTCTAAACCACTATCTCCGTCGGTTAATAAACTGTCATAAGGGAAAGCTATTAAATCAGCCATGTTTTACCTCCTAACTTTATCATAACTTGTAGGCACTTTATCTCCAACTTCTATTTCGATTGTGTGCTTTCCGTTTTGAAAAGCTTCATATATCGCAATTATTCTAGCTTCGATAGAAAGCCCTACATTTTCTATAATTATATCACATTTAGTACCGATATCAAAATCTTTCATATATTGATAACCGCCACTGTATACAGAAAAATCTACATTAGTTATCTTTTGATATTCTTGAAGTTTTTCTATTCCTTTTTGTTGCAACTCTAATTTGTATTGATCTAAAGTTTGCTCGCTTGAATTAAACTGAGTATTTCTTTCATCAACAAATAATTTTCTCGTTCCCTCTCCTTCTTGTCTTTGGTCTACTTCTACAAATATACGCTCGTCAGCTTCGCCACTGCCGGCTACAACCGCAAAATTTTTATAATTACTATCATCAATGTAAACAATAGGGTCTACAATATTTCCTTTAGCAGTTGTAAACGATACAAAAGTGTCACCATTAGCATTTTGCGTCATGTCTTTGCCTTTGTAAAATTCAACTTTAATATGTGCTTGTTCAAAGTCATAAACTAACCTAAAAGACATTTGTTGTGTTTTCAACAATTCGTATAATTTAGTCGCCAATTCATCGCCCGTCGACTGAAAATCGACTTTTTCGCCCGTTTCTAAAGCTACTATATCATATACACGCCACAAGTTATCCACGTCAACTTGATATGTTTCTATCATCGTTTTTAATACGCTTGTTATCTCTCCGCTACCGTAGAAAGTCGGGTAAGTATCTCCAAAATTAAGTAACGACTCCGCAAAATATCCCGATATTTCCACTGTGCCATTTGTTTTTGAATAAGATACCTTATTTACTACGCCCAACTCGTCACGCTCATTACAAGAGATATAATGCACATTCGAATGATATTGTGCAATAGGTATTGTGATAACAAAGTTGCCTAATTCGTAATATTTTCTGTTCCATTGAAGATTAATAGGTGTGATAATACCGACAAACTCAAAAGTCTTGTCTAATGTTCTAAACTCCATTATAACGCCTCATACATTTGATTATAGTATACGTTGACATCTAATAAATTTGCTCCACTTTGAGCGTCGTATTTGAAAATATTATCACCTATTTGTATTTGAAAATCTGTAAATGATGAACCTCTATCGGTTTTACCTATTACATTTTTATCGTTTAAAGTAACTTTGAATTCGTCACCCGTTAAATCAATAATTAAAACGTCGTTTTCTTTTAGCACGTCGTTATATTGAATGTACTTATCACCTATCATTACTTTAGGAAATTGAACATCGCCATTCGAGTGAATTACAATTCTAGGATATGTCGGAACATCACCATCATTTTTTAGAGTTGTTTGTTGGTTGTACTCTAAAACGCTAAATGCAAAACCTTTGTCAACAATAGAAGGGAAAGGAAAGCCAAATTTAGCAATTCGGCCCCCTATATTTTCATCAAACTCATCGACGGACATTAAATAAGGATTAACGCTTAATATAGTAACAGTTAGTTCAAGAAAATCATATATTTTCCCTGTTGGTAATTTTTTAGCATACAATACACCGCTGAATTTTCTTTCTATACCGTCATAATTAATATAAATAGTGTATGTGTGATTAGATACAAAAAACTTTCTTACTTCTTCTCTCATAACTTTATTAAGCGAACGATCGGTTAATAGCGCTTTGATAGTTCTATCTTTTTCCGCTACCCTTTGTCCTTGATAAAAACTGCCGGCACTGTATGCCTTTGGTTGCGTATGTGTTTTTATATCAACACCGTCAAATCCCTCTAATCCGTCTTTCAATAGTTTCCACGTTTTATTATCAATAAAAAAATCTTTATTATCATCTCTTATAAATTTAACAGTCGCCATTTTATCACCTCGCGTATCCGTTTCTTTCTGCTAGTCTAATTCTTCTAGCATTTTCGATAGGGTCGTCAACCGCATTATAGAAGTTAATAACTTGTGTATTATCATTATTAGTGTAAGTATTACCGTAGTAATTGCTTGCCATCGTTCCGCCGCTCGTATTAGCTAATTGACTAACTCTAACACTTAATCCCTCATTGGCTAAGTCCAATGTTCTTTCCATTTTATCTAATGATTTTGGCATTTCTTTATCAAACCCTAATGCAATCCCTTGTGGTAGGAATTTACCGATTAAGTTTGCCATAACCCTAGATGGAGAATGAATGCCGAAAAAGTCCTTGAAACCATCGACAATACCATCAACAAATCCACCAACTTTGTCAGAAATCCACCCCGTCATGCTCGATATACCTTTCCAAATCCCTTTTACAATATTTTTTCCTATGTCAATCATTTTAGAAGGTATGCTTTTAATAGTGTCTACTATCACATTCACAATTGATAATGATTTATTTTTGATAAATGATATCATGCTTCCTATTGCGTTTCCTAGTCCTTGAGAAGCCGATTTACCTAAATTGAATAATGTAGATGGTAAATTTATAATAGCGTTCTTAATGGCGTTAAATATACTTGTTCCAGCGTTACCGATAAACCCTAACATTGCTCCAATTCCGTTTCCTAAAGCGGTAATTATAGTTTTACCTAAATTTAGCCAATCAAACGCCATAATTACGCTAACTATCGCATGTATAATTTGCGGTATATTCGCAACTAATGTAGGAATAGCCCCTATAATACCTTGTATTAACTGCCATAACAATTCCCCACCTTTTAATAATATAGTTGGGAAATTATTATTAATAATATTAGCAAAAGATGTGATAATTTGCGGTATTTTTTCGATAGCGATAGGCAAGGCGTTTATCATACCTTGAACAAGATTTGAAAGCATCTCAAAGCCTTTATTAATGATGATAGGTGTGTACTCTGCTATTTTATCTACTATCCCTTGTAATCCATCTAAAAATGAACTATACGCCTTAGGGAAGCCTTTTATAAAGCCTTTTGATAGATTAACCGCCCAATCAAGCCCTTTATCTATAAATTCTCTATCTAACTTAACGCTTCCATCTAATAATCTATTTAACGTTGGAATTATGCTATCTTTTAGTAAATCATTAAGCCATTGGAATGATTGCCCTAAACGATTACTTACGTTATCGCTCAATGTTGATAATTGCCCATTTAGTGTTTGACTTTGTTTTTCCATTAATCCAAAGTATTGACCGCCCTCGCTAGTCATTTGCTTAATCGCTTTTTCTATTTCTTCTACGCTTAATTTACCGTCAGAGATATCGGCGTATAATTTAGCCATTGATTTACCCGTGTTTTTAGCTACTTGTTGAAGTGGATTGAATCCGTTTTCTAGCATAAGATTCAAATATTCAAGAGTTACTTTACCCGTTGATTTCATACGTGCAAAAGATGTAACGATAGAATTTAATTTTTCAGCACTTCCACCACTAGCATCTCCTAGCATTGTTAAATATCCCGTTGCTTCTTCGGCGCTAAAGCCATACGCCATCATCATTTCAGTAGCGTTTGCTAAATCTAAGAACTCAAATGGAGTTTTTGCTCCTAAATCTACTAATGTTTGTACAGTTTCGTTTGCTTTTTCAGCGCTACCCGTAAAAGTTTCAAATTTAGCCGTATACTGCTCTACTTGCGCATTAAACTGCACCCCTCGAGTTATAGCATCTTTAAATAAATCTACCCCGATGTAAGCGCCGACGGTTTTGGCGATAGTTCCCATTGATATAAGGCTTTGCTTATTAGTGTCGATGCCTTTATCAAAATCATCAGTAGCCGTTTTCCCTTTTTTCTTTAAATTATTAACCCCGTTTTCAAATCCTTTTGTATCTATTTGAGTTTTAAATTGTAACTCGCCGTCATTTGCCATTTAATCACCTCCTAATCAATGTTAAAATAGTTTTCAAATTCTTCTATTTTCATTTTTTCCTCCTCCGTTAATTCAACACTATCCCTAAATTGCCATGCTTTCTTTTCTTTTGACCAATAATCATGTTCAGTCGCTTTTTTAGACGGTTTTTGATATCCTCTAGCCTTTTTGGCATGAGTTATAATACCTACGCTCAAATCGTCCGCTAGAGCCTTAAATTTATGCCAGTGCATTTCAGTTTCTAATAAATCAATATGATATTGCGTCATAAAAGCACTATATATATACTCACCGTCTAAATAATAATCAATAAGCTTTTCTCCGCTTCCTCCGCTTGATTTTGGATACTCATTAGGATTATATAAGAAGTTTATCAAAGCACTGTCTAGCGCTTCTCTATCGCTTTCTAGCAGTGTTGTATTGTCTTTTATCAAATCACTATAATTTACTTTTTTTGTTTTCCAAAAATTAAGCCATACTCTAAAATCTGTGTTAATAAAAATAGACTTGCCATTTACACTAATCACATTTGGCAAATCTCTCATTGTTAAATCAATCATATATAAACCTCCAATAAAAGCCTCTATATTTTCTGCTTCTATTTAAAGCTTTAGAAAGGTTACTGTGGCAACAACAATTCTTATTGCAAGCTTCAGATATAGAAATATAAGTTTCTAGCAAATTTCCATAAATATCAACTCCTTACAATATTATTATATCATAAGGAGTTCGATTTTACCGTAGTGCACTAGGTAAGTCCTTTTGTGTTAAGTCTATCATTTTAATTTATCGACTAATTTATCAATTTTAGTTTCTTTTAATAATGACTTAATTTGTTCAATTTGTGGTTTATTAGATATTTTTTCCCATTCTACACCGATTAGGTTGTAAACTGCTGTCATTTCGTTTAAATCAATTTCTTCATAATCAGCAGTTCCAAAAATTTCCTCTAGCTTTTCATCACCGTAGAAATCTTTTAATAATTTGTAAATTTTAGAGTAAACCGCATCGGTAGTAGTTGCATTATTAATTAGATCAATAACTTTTTGCACTTTAATAGTTTTTTTAGGTAATTCTAATTGTACCCCATTATAATACATTTCTTATTCCTCCTTATTCTGCTGGTTCAAATGTTGGTGTACCACCTGCCATTTTAGCAGTACCTAGTTCGATGTTTCCAAAATTTAAAGTAAAGTTTAATTTTCCGTCAACACCGTTCATGTTATCGAACATTACGCTTGCTTCTGTTTGCCACGCTTTATATCCTGCCGATGCATCACCTTTGAACATAAATACTACCATCGCTTTTGTTTTAACTTCTGGTGCAACTGGTAAATTATAGAACTTGTCAAAGAAGTATTCAAAATCATCCTCACCCTGTATCATTACTAAATCTTGTGACAATGATATTTTATAATTCTTAACCAATTCGGTTGGGTTTACATCAGCGATAAAATCGTATTCTTCTGTGTTCGCTTCTGTTGCAATTTCTAATTCAGTTGATTTTTTAACACGCTTATACGCTGAACCGTCATTTCCTTCGCTTGTATCAACAAAAATACCAACCATGTATTTTTTTATCGTTGTACCTGTTTTGACTTCGTCTGCCATCTTATAACTCCTTTCTATATTGAATTTCTAATGTAAAAATATACATTCCCAATTTATTTTCGTTGCTTTCTAGATAATAACCTGATGAAATAGCGATATTATTACAAAAACAACCTTGTTTCAAGTTTGGTAAATCGTATTCTTTATTTTTCTTGATAATCCAATCTTGAAAGTTCTCCATAAATTCATCGTTTGACTTTCTTTGACTTTCCGAGACAGTCTGCATTTTAGCAACAAAAGTATAATATTCTTGCAATATCATGTTCCCATCAACAAACTGTTCTAAAACTTGATTAGGTTCTTTTGTTACCGCAAAACCTCCATCGTTATTAGCAATGTCGGTTTCTATAAAATCTTCTATTTCAAAACCCTCAAAAAGTTGTAACCACTCGATAATCGACTGTTTAATTGTTTTTGTCATTTTTTAACCACCTTTCTCAACCCTTGCAAAATAATCTTACTACCGCCGTTGTCCATAGCACGTTTAAACCAATAATTACCGCGTGTTGGTGCACCGTTAAATCTAGCCTTTTGGCGATACCATTTGCGCCCGTATGGAGCCATTTTGCCACCTTGCCTTATTAATCCGCTACCTATCGTAGTTAGCTTTGTAGCACTTGTAATTAAAGCGCTACTGTCTTTAGGTGTGTAAGGTGTCATAATTCTTATTGCTTCTTTATCAACGAATTTTTGACCCTTTCCGTACGCCTCAAGGTTTCTATCACTTAGCATCTTGTTTGTGTTGTTAAAAGTAAATTTACAGTTAAATTTTACCATTATTTAGCTATCACTTTCCAATGCTTCAATAAAGGCACTGTGGTATTATCGCTAACACTACGTATTACGCCAACGTCATCGCGCTTCAATAGTTTTGAGTATGTTGTTTCGTCGATTACGCCGGTGTATTCGCCTAGAATTATTAAATCTTCTTCGGTGTCTAGTGTCCAATAATTAGACATTTGATCGTTAGGCAATTGTTTATAATCGTATGGTTTTAAATAACCACCTTGATACAAGATACTAATACTGTAATAATCAACCGTGTTAAGTGTGTCGTTGGTCGGTGAAGTATCAACATTTTTACGTATCATACAGTTATTTAGCACTGTAGTGCGGTATACCATCTCTTTTGTAAGTGTATCTCTATGAGCGTTTACAACAGTTACGCTAGAAACAAATAAATCCATTTTTATTTAACACTCCTAGCCATGTTTCAAAGATTTCATCTAAATCAGCATTTAACTGTTCTTTCGTTTTTTGTACGTAAGAAACGCTATACCCATCGTTTGATACACTAGCAATATTACCGTCAGTTTGGGTTGATAAAGTGTTAATGACATTGCATATACAGTCTTTTATCATGACTAATTCACTATCATTTAGCTTGCCAAAATCTTTTGTAACATGTCTAAACGTCAGTACAGTAGCGTGATATACAACTTTTTTAAATTCGTCTTGTGATAATTTAGGAAAATGGGAGTTGTAATACTCCCAATCTAAAATATTCATATTACACCTCCCACATTAGTTATTTAGTAGTTGTCTTTTTAGTTCTTGTAGTTGTTTTTTTAGTGGCAGCGCTACTAACTGCCATTACTCCAAAGGGGCTTTAGAGCCTCTAATACCTGCTAGTTTATTGTCGAACACATCAACAATTCCATATTTACGATATTTTTGTAAGTAGTCATCACTTGTTTGGTTTGCATCAGGTGTAATAATGTTAGAAGCAATGTGTTTATCCCATTTCAATACCGCAGATTTTTCTACAACTAAGAAATTTAATTCAGTTGCACCACTTGCTTTTTTATATCCACCTTTCATGTTGTTATCGCTATCGTTAGTTGCGTCGTCAACTAATTCAATATCAGTATACATACGTTTCTGTGGGACTGCATTTACGCTCGCAAATTCATCTAATACACCTTTATATTTGTAAGTATCAACTGATTGTGCCATTCTTAATAAAGTAGGTGTGATAAATAAGTGTCTGCTTTCGCTTGGCACTTCGTCCTCGTCCATTTGATTCATAACTGCTTTCAATTCATCAAGAACCATTTCACCAGTTGTTAAATCTTTTTCAGCAACGTTTGCAGTTGCTTTTTTCGCTAACGTTGCAATTGTAAATGCGTCAGCCTCAGGTGCTACTTTAGTACGTTGGAATTGTCCTCCTAATCTACCAAATGCGATTTCAATAGTTTCTTCATTATCCATTGAATCAACTAAGAATTTGATACCACGATCATAATTAAAAGAACGTGTTTCCCATTCTAATTTTACGTCACCAGCAGTATATCCACTGTTTCTAGTGTAATTTTTTAATCCGTCCATATCCATTTTAGGTACAATAATTTCTTTTGCATTGTTACCCATACGAACCATAGAAGCGTCACTTGTTAAAACGCTTGTCATAGAAGCCTTTTTGTAGACTTCATCAAGCATATCTACATAATTTTTTGATAACGTAATGTTATTAGCCATTCATTACTCTCCTTTCGTTGGCTCCAATCCCATAGCCATTCTTAATTTGTTATCGTAATCATCAATGTTACTTCCTCCGGTACCTCCGCCAATATTAATTCCACCTTTTGGTTGAGGTTCTTTTTCTTGGAATAACATTTTTTTATTTTCTTGAATACCGTCAAGAATTTTTCCAAGGTCTTCATCTTGATTTTTACTTTTAGCTAATTCAGCAAAATCAATTTGTGTCATAGCTAAGTCTACATCAATACAGTTTCGACCTCTTAATCCGTCTTTAGCTTTGTATCGCATTTCTAAATCATTTAATTTGCTTTGACTTTCGTTGTCTTTATCCGCTAACTGTTGTGTTAATGTGTTAACTTTACCTTTCAAGTCGTTAACATCTACACCGTCAAAGTCTTTTTTAAATTCTTCAAAAGCATCTCTAGTATCTTTTAATTGATTATTAGCTACGTCTAGCTTATCTTTTTGCTTTTGATAGTCAGCAATCGTCTTGTAGTTTTCAGCTACTTCTTTCTCAATTGCTTTAGACTGTTCGTCTGTTAATTCAATGTTTTGTGATTTTAAAATCTCTAAAATATTTTTCATTGTCTTATCTCCTTAAAATTTTAGTCTAAAGGTGCTTTCCACCTTATGAGGACATAATAATTATAACATATTTTTGTAAATAAAAAAAGATTGCCTTTTATAGCAATCATATGCACCACGCAAGATTATTTTTTGTAAAGAAAAAACTACCTAATTGGTAGTTCTCCGTCAGCTTATTATGTGCTAACTAAATTTTATAAAGAAAAGGGGAATAAAAATGAAAAAAAAGAATATAATCAAAGAAGCAGTATTAAAAAAATAAAGGGGGTTATCGTGGTTTATCACCACAATATTATTATATCACCTATTAAATTATTTGTAAAGAAAAAAGCGCCGAAGCGCTTAGAAACATGGAGGATGCCAAAATAATGAGTCGTCTTTCGACACTATTATTATAGCACTATAATCACTCGGTGTAAACACTTAATCTATTTTTACGTGGATAAGTTTCAAACACCTTGCAAAATTGGTTGTATTCAGTATTCAAATTCTTGAGTTTTTGGCTTAGTTTTTCATCTTCTATACCTTTTGCACTCAATAAGTTATTTTCACGCTTACACGCCCTAATTTGGCACTCTAAATAGCGCATATGTTGTTTTGCTTCGTATCCGTCATATTCCTTGCCCTTAAATGTAAATGGCTTTGTATTGATATTCGCTAAATCTTTTTCGGTATATCTAAGCGGTGCATCAGGATTAGCAACGGGGTCTACTACGTGCAAACAGTTATAGTCGTTATAATCACCGTTACCGTGCGAAAGTTCCTCAAACGTAGGATATAATTTACCCGTTGTATCCCATCTCCGCCCTTGCCATACTTGGTGGCTTGGTCGAGCGTTTGGGTGTGCGTCGGTTTCAAAAACTGTAATATCGTTGTCACTAGCGTATTTAAACTGCATATCTTGATATGACTGTTTTTGAGCATACAATAATTCTTGACGTACGTATACATCTATTTTTCGTGTTGTGTTTTCGTATGTCACTACGCTCACACCACTTTGTCCTAATTTATGACATGCCTTTTTAATAGCTTCTTCTAGCATTATCTCACCATTTACTACTTTTGTAGCTTCATCTCGGCATAAATTATAGAAAAATGTTTCTAGTCGTTGCCCATTTAGTACAAAACCTTTCGTTTTAACGTATTTCTGCACGTTTTTAAGCATGTTATCAGCGTGTTTTTCTACATCATAGTATTTTATATCCTTTGCCCCTTTTAATCCGTCTAAAGTCGATTTATTTAGGTCTTGAAGCGTTGCTAAAATACTTATTTCTATCGCTTTTTGAAACTTATCTACTTCTTTTGCCAATTCATTGCGTATATTATTAGTGCTTTGCGATTGATTGCCACCTTTTGCCACTTTTTCAAATTCGTTTAGGATAAGTAGCATTATAGAAAACTCTAATAACTGTGCTTCTTTTACGGGATTGATCGTGTTTTGTTCTAGTTCTTTTTCATTCATATAACACCTCAAAAGGCTACATAAGTAGCCTAGTTCTTTCTTACCAAATTGAAGTATACATTTACTAATTCATGCGGTAAATTATATAATATAACTCCGCTTTCTGTGATATCAGCCCTATCAATACATTTGTAAACTTCATTATTACTTTGATCTAAATAATACAAATTCTTTTTATACGCTAAACCGCTATAAGCAGTTATAGGATTAAACTCGCTTCCGTCAGGTTCTTCAACAGGCGGAACAGTTAAATCACCATCTTCAACAGCCTGTTTGATGTTCGCTATTTCTTCATCTATTTTTTTTAAATGATCATTAATAACATTGAATTGAGCATTTAGCGCATCATCAACATTATTTGCTTCTAACTCTTTCGACATTTCAAAAAGCTCATTATATTCATCATCGCTTAACTGTTTTTGAGCATACATATTATTAATTATGCCTTGAGCTTGTACAATCGTATAATAGCCGTTTTCCATGTATTCTTTTAGTTTATTGTACATCAGTTATTACCTCCATTCAAAAGTATATTTGCATTGGTTTGTCCAATCGCATTTTCAAGATTATTAATAACTATTTGTAAAGAACGCTCGTAAGTGAATGACACAGGAGCATTACACAAGAAATTCGTAACATCATTATAAGTGTATAATGCTCTCAACATTTGTAATTGCTCGGGGTCGATAGGTGTTTCGGTTGGGGTTGCTGATGGACAACTTATTATCAAATTATAATTATTAATAAATTCAATAGCGCCTTGTGTGTCTAAAGTTGATAATCTAGTTTTGTTTACGTTTATATATATCGTGTATATAGAACTTTCTGTATTGATAAATTCACTATCATCTTCTTGCCCCGATATTGCCCCCGACCTGTTTTTAAATTCAGTACAAAAGCAAGAATATTTATCTTGTTTAAATCTATTAGCAGATTTATTAATTGTTATTAATGCTGTGTTTTCTTTAACTGATTGTAAAACTATATTAGTTAATTGAGAACCTTGTTTTTGTAACATATTATACACCTCAACCCCTTTTTCAACGTCCACATAATCGCTTATGCTTCCGTCTTGTGTTGAGTACATTGGATTTGTTGGGGTGTAGGTAAATGGTTGGGATTTATATGGGGTGTATGATGTGGCGGTTGTGCCTTTTTCAATTTGAAAGTAATTAATCGAATCGTAGTTAGTAGATTTATTAGTTACTAAATACATAGTTTTTGCCGTGGCGATAAATGTGATTTCTTTTCTTACGACTGTTCCGCTACTATTTCTAATAATGTTGGTTGCATCAGGTCCACCCGTTGTATTAATGTAGAACCATGCATTTTTTATACTTCCTATATCCCCATCTAAACTTGCTGTATACGACTGTCCAATAATTAAATTATCTATTATTTTAGAATAAAAATATCGCACAATCTGTGTTGTTTGTTGCGAAAAATCAAACAAATTCCCACCCGTAGTTGCCCCCTCAAACTGACTAATCGCGGTAATATCTTGTTTGTTGCTAGGCGAAGGGTCGGCGCCTTGCGTACTTTGTCCGTAGAGTTTAAGGTTCCACATGGCTCTTTGAAAACTGTCAGTAATATTGGGGTTAAGTTGTTTAGGTACATCTTTATATATAATATTGTCGCTTGCTCCTGCGTTTTCAACCGGAACGACCAAACCATCTTGGTCAATACCTAATACTTTCCCGCTGTTCTCAATTCCCTGCTTAACATTGACTAAGCCAACATCATTTCCGGATTTGTTGCCATTCAATTCAACTCCGTTAATGCTAGGCTTATTTTCTAAAACGTTGTAATCAGTTGTGCCACCACTTCCAGCGGGACCTTGAGGTCCCATTGGTCCCTGTTCTCCCTGTGGTCCTTGTGGACCTGTTAAACCAATAGGACCTTGAGGACCTTGTGGTCCTACATCTCCCTTATCTCCTTTTTCTCCCTTAAACTCGCCAATTTCATAAGAAGTTTTTATTTGCTTAGTTAAATCTACTAATTCATCAAATTTACTTTGATACGCAGGCGGTACAACTTCAATAATTTGTCCGTTATTACGTATGCTTGACTTTAGATTTAAAGTGATTTCTTCACCGTGAAAAATAAAATTATCTTCGACTACTTCTACAACTTGAATTGTGATAGGTGAATTTTGCGTGTAGCTTGATGTAATTATCCATTCGTTATTAGTGATAGGAAACTGCTCGAAAGAGTTATTTATTTTTACTTTTAGTTGATAGTTACTGCCCTCTAGTTCGTCAAAAATAATCTTATAAGCGTTGTGGTCTTTTAAATGCCCAACGTTAATTTCTTGCTTTTGTATGTTATAAGGGTTTATATGTACTTCTATCATTATTCTTCACCCCCATCATCGTTTAGGTTTGGCGTAGAGTTTAACCACTCTTGTGCTTCTTCTTCATCAATTCCGTACTTTTTACACAAATATTTTATTTTTAATTGCGGAATATCAAAAGACATAGCATCATCACGAGTGGTTTTTAATTCCTCGTCTTTGTTTGTGACATAACTATCGTCAAAATTAATAGCTACTTCATCATCAGGTAATTCTCCTTGTTCAAGATTGTTATAAAACCATCTTATAGCTTTAATGATAGCAGTTATATATTGTTTCGCTTCTTGACGTTGTTTATTTAGTTCTTGCAACATATCTTGTCTATTCCCAATGTATTCCGTTGCAGTTACAAACTTTCCATCTTCAAAAGTGTATTTCTTAGTACCGTATCCAAACATAATTGAAAGCATAGATAATACTAACTCCATCGACTTCTCTACTTCATCAATCCTTATGACTGGATTATACTCTTGAGCCAATGCACCCTCTTGAGGTAAATCTTTGCTAGTTATTTGCATAAATATTTTTTTGCATTCCTCGTTAGGTAATTCGTATTGCCCTGTCTTTTCGTTGTATTTTCCTAATGATTTTGACAAGAACACCATTTTATCGCTTTTTGATAAATCACTACGCCATAAATTATAAGTTAAATCTAATATTTCTAAATTAGATATAGCATTATACAATTTAGGCAATCCATACCCTTGCATATCCTCTAGATTGTTAACTTCTGCTACTCGCATTATTGCAAATGGTGGCACTTCTCCTAGTGGTATAGGGTCTAGTTCTTCTATTAAGTTGTCCTTTTCGTCAAAATAAGCGGTTATACATTGATATTTACCATCTACTAATCTAAACATATCAATAGTATTTTTGGCGCCGTCTTTGCCATAGCTTGCACCTTGAAAAGCACAATCTATAATTTGATTATTAACGCACTTCAATATAACGATATTTTCTGCACTAGCGTAGTTTATTTTTATTTTACCGCCCTTAACGCTCCCATCTTCGTATAAAACTGCATTTTCTACTCTAATATACGCTCCAACCGTACCAACTGCGCTATTTTGCTCTAACTGCTGACGATAAATGACTTGAAAATTGTTTTTTTCTAGTATATCATCAATTATTTTTTGATCGCTTGGTTCATCTTGTGCGTTGATTTCGATTACTTCGCACAAATTAGCATCATCAGCACATAGTCTTTTACCAAAATTAGTTCGTTGCAATTCATAATCAACACCCGTTATAGTTTGTCGTTTATGAAAAGGCATAACTTTATTCCTATACCAATCGTTGGCTAGTTTGATATAGGGAAACGGCTTTTTATTTACTTTATATCCGCGTTTCTCTATATAATTCGACATTTTAATTTGTTCGTCCATAATTACCTCCTTTCAATGTCTTTAAAATCTAATTTTATGTCATTTTCATCATAATAATAAATCATTTTGAATTCACCTAGCTTTTTCTTCTTTAAATTGTTCATTAAACCATTGCGGGAAAATAACATCTTCTGTCACTTGAAAAGCTTCTATTCTTTCAAATTTGAATTTATATTCCATAATTTACCTCTCTATATAATTTGTATGTGTAATAAATGTATAGCAAAAACTGTCGTAATAGTCGTTTATATTATCGACGTTTTCGTCAAGTGGTCTATCTTGGTTTTTCTTATCCCAAACCAACGACCTCAACGCTTTTCTCAAGTTCTTGCATTTCTTGTTTATTTTTAATCGTTCTAATCTAAATAGCATATCTATTGTTCTAGGGCGGTCTGCTACTTCGTTTTTATGCACAGGCATAATTGGCCTGCTATCTAATTTTTCCCTATCACAAGCGCTTTTTAGCGTGTTTATCAGTGTATTAGAAGCACTATCGCAAAATATAAATTCGGGATAACCCCAATCCGCTATTACTTCCCGATAAAACATGATAAATTCGTTACATAATCTATCGGTGTCAATACCGTTTGACTTCTCGATATCACGCTCGGTTAGTGCCATTAAGTTAGACCAATCTTTATAGAATCCCGTTGCATGAAAAGAGTACTTAGAGCCACTATCTCCAAAATCTACGCCTATAACAATATGATTAAACCTAATCTTTTTGATTTCTTCTTCTTCAATTAAGTAATCTTCCTCGTTATCAGCGAAATAAGGGAAAACCAACCCCTCGGCAATTGCGCGCTCTCCTAAGATATCACGACGATACCAAACTGTACCTTTTTGATAAGTTCTAAGTATCGCTCTTAGTTTTGAATTAGATATACTCATGTTGTCCGCGATAGTAAAATGTCCGTAGTTATAACCATAATTATCGTCTATCTTTTGTTGCTCTTCATGAAAAGCTAATACATCATTATAATAAAAATGGTGAGGGTCTTTAGGGTTTAGATCGTGGAATATCTTCCTATTACCGCTTGAAAGTGTACGGTCAAATACCTCTTTTAAGAAATTTATATGACACTCGTTAGCTTCCGTTATATATGCACTGCCTAGAGTAAACCCTTTGATAAATGCTTCATCACCGTTCTTACGTCCACCGGCTATTAATATTACCTTTTCGCCCGTTTTCGTTTGAACGTATATGCAGTTTCTATCTTGGAATTTACCCTCTCTATATCTGCCCTCAAAATAGTTGAAAATACCAAACCCGTCGCATACTGCTATATTAATTCGTGCAGTTGAATTTGTAACACCGCCTATCAAGTGTATCTTATTTGGGTGAGTTTCTAGGTTCAAACAAAAAGCGTATGTATTTAATACGTTTTTACTACCCCTTTTCCCACCTACCGCTCAAGAACGTTAAACCAACTATCAAATGTTCTATTTAAATAATTTAACTGATTAACATTAAAAGGAGCAGGAACGTTCATGGTATCACCTCCTTTTTTAATCGTTTATATCATAACTATAATTTATCATTGCAAAATATACTTTTTCCGGTATTCTTTCCTTGTTTTTTTCAGCTACTTCCTTTATCCATTTTTCTTTTTCTTTTTTATAAGCTAAAAAAGCTTCTTCTTTTGTTTTAAAAGCGCCTATATGAACTTCTTTTCCATTTTTCTTAAACCTAGACGAATATTTATTGCCAACCTTTTTTACTCCAATAGGAGTATCTCCTCTCGATGATTTTGATTTGACAAATAACATATTTATTTTTTTAGGTACAAGCAAACAATATTTAGGGCAATATTTTTTGTTATTTTTATGCAATATATCTTTGTCTAGTTCTAATTTATTTTCATCGTATTTATATTCGTTATCATAATACCATTCAGCAAAATTATTATAACATAACCATTCTTTACAAACTTCACAACATTCATAAGTTATTGTTTTTTTGCTCATTTTTGAAAAGTAAACTCTTTTTAGCATATTTAACCAAGTACAATAAGCATTTGTTTTATTTCCTTGTTCGTTTACTGTTTTGTATTTTCCTTCGCCTATATACCCTACACCAAATACTGTTCTATCATATACACATTTAACTTTTCCTTTTTTAAATGCTTTATAATTTGTTTTGACTTTATAGTTATAATCCTCAAATAAAACAATTATATCATGAGCATTATTATACTTACTTATTACCATCTTTGTTCCGTTTGAATTAAAACCTATTTCTCCGCATCTATCTTTTTTCATAATATCCTTACCCTTTCTATTCAAAGTCCTCTATCTTTCTATTTGGTGCTACGTTATTAAGCATAGCTTTTGTTAATGTATTCATACCTTGCGCAATACTTTCAATACTATCCTCTTGCTCCGGTTTATCTTTCCAACCTAACTGTTTTAATGAGAATATAGCCATTCCCCTATCTATTTTACCTGTTAAGCCTAATCGCTCTAATTGGGCTTCTTTTTTATCTAAAAGCCTTTTTATAGAGTTAGATAACTCGACGTTTTCCTCTTTCGTTCGCATTTGCATAACGTATGAATAATTTAGATCGTTTTGATAACATACCTCTTTAAGTATCGGTATGCTTGTTACATTTGTATATTCATCTATGATTTTACATAAATTTTTAAGCTGATACTTAGCTTTTTTAGGCCTTGCCATGTTACACCTCCTCAATTATATTATACCATATTTTGCATAAAAAAAGAACCTCGTGAGGCTCTAAATAAAAGGGAGATTATAACTTCTTTGTTTGGAAACGATATTATTATAACACTTATTTCTTATTTTGTCTACTATGTCTTATCGCTTGTGATATATCACAATATATTTGATTAAATATATAATTTTCTTTGTCGCATCGTTCTACTACTTCATCACTTATTTTGTTTTTCGTTCATAATAGCATAATTTCTTTTTTTGAACCTCGCATACACATTTTAGTTTTGCTATTTGTTCTTCTTGTCTTTCACACATTCCTTTATAATCAGGCATTGATTTATCAATCTATAACAACTCCTTTAACTTTCTTTCTAACTTCTCAATGTAATTATCAACGATAAATAATGTGCATTTGTTTTGTATTGATTTTCTTTGTTCATATCTGTTTAATAATTCTTCCATTAGTTCTTTTTTATTCATCATCTTTATTCACTCTCTTGTTCCATTTTTCAATTACTCTACTTACAGCAGTACCACCAACTCCTGTTGAATATTCTCCATCTCTTAGAATAAGTGTTTGACAGTTGCAATTATTACATATAACACGCACTCCACCATTTACATAAAGTTTAGCTTGCCCTCCACAGAAAGGACATGGTTTAAGTTCACTCATTGTCATTTTCTAAATTCCTCCTTGTAGAAATTTCTTTTAATCTATCTAAATTAATCATTGTTTGCTAATCTCCAATTTATCTTGATACTCTTTTATCACTTCTGTTAATACCTTACTTGCGAAACTAGTAAAGATAATCACCATAAAAGACGAAAATAAAATTTTAAACGATAGGATAACACCTACCCACGGCATCGCTATTAAAGCACCAAATAATACAATTATAGATAATATAAATATACAATTTATATTCCCTAGTACTACATTTAATATTTTTAATGTTTTTTTTATTTTATCCATTGTTTACTCTCCTTTTTCTATATACAATAACACATAATAACAATTAGCATGAGTTATTGATATAGGCATCACTTCATTTTCTTTTAAAAATTTGTTTATTTCTTCTTCTATGTCTTTATATAAAGCCATATCTCCAAAAAACTTTACTTTGTACATAACACACCTCTAAAAAGCTATATCGTCAGCTTGAATGTCAAAACTATGTTGTACATTATCATAATTTTGATTATTGTTTTCTGCTTTTTTTGTTTCTAAAAACTGAACACTATCACAAACTACTTCAACAACGTTTACCCTTTGCCCTTGATTGTTTTCATAGCTACGAGTTTGAATACGACCTTCAACTCCTACTAAGCTACCTTTTGAGCAGTATTTATCGACGTTTTCAGCTAGCTTTTTCCATACAACACAGTTGATAAAGTCAGCTTGTTGTTGACCATCTCTACTAGTATAGTTACGATTTACTGCTAAAGTAAATGAAGTGACCGCTTCTCCTTGAGCAGTTCTTTTAAGTTGTGGATCACGTGTTAATCTACCAACAAGTGCAACTACATTTAAAGACATTAGCACTCCTCCTTATCATATTCCCAAAAGTATCCATAAGAAATAATCCTTTTATTTTTACAACAACGAGAAATATTTGTTGTTGTAGCCTTTTTATATTTAGTTTCTTTTTTTAACCATCTCACAGCTTCGCTTACGCTTCTAAATTTTTTTATAAAATTACCATCAATAGATTTCATTATTACTTTTTTCATCTTAAATTGTCCATTATGTTGAGATAATTCATTAGTATAATGTATGCAATTTTCACTATGAGTTACCCATTCTAGATTATTTACACTATTATTTTTTGTATTTCCATCTATATGATTAACTTCTTTTTTATTTTTTGGATTTGGTATAAACTCCTTCGCTACAAGTCTATGAACTTTAACATCTTTTCTTTTTCTTCCTAAAGAAACTATATAGTACCCTTTACCATTATCGTGTATTTTCAATATTCTTTCTTTTCCTCTGCAAAATGATTTAACTCTACCTAAATTACTAATTTGATATAAACCATCAGTTCCATTAATGTCTTTCCAAATTTCATCAATCATTTTATTTATCCTCCTATACAACTATTATACCATATTTATACTTATTTTACTACATCAAAGTATAAATTAAATAAATTTTTTGGACAGTTTACCACGTTTACATATTCCCTTTTTTCTTCTGCTACTTGGTATATTTCTTTTGCTACCGTTATATATCCTCTTTTTAACACTCTATAATCTATTTTAAATATTTCACCGATATTAACCGTAACCAATCTACCTTTTTCGTTAGGCGCTAGAAATTTCTTTTTTACCACTACTTCTTTTGTTTTCACCTCATGTCTACTTAAAGTTATATGGAACTCACCGTTGTCATATCCACCATTTTTTAAATAACGTTTTAACGTCCATTTGTCTATATTTAGAAAATCTGCGCATATAGTGAGCGGTGCAGTTATCACCAACTCATTATGCTTGTTATAAATGTTATACTTCATTTTTTTACCTCCATTGCTTTTGTTATAGGAAAGTATCTTCCTTCTTCAAATTCTCTAGCATAGTTATATCTATTATCAAAAAATACTTTTTTGTCTTTATCTTTATATAGATATTCACATTCTTCTTTTGTTAATATTTTAGTTATTTTAAATATTTTAAAATCTTCATATTCATGTTTAATATCATATACCAACATACCTACTTTTAAATCTTCAAATTTATATGGCTGATTATTTGTTAAATCACAAATTATTTTATGCAATCTTTCTTTTTCTATGTCAGCACACTTCCAATTATGATATATTACGTGTATATAACTAATTAGTTCATCTTTCGTCATATTTTTAAGCGTGCTATCAGCATATAATTTAAAATGTTTAAACTCTAAAGAATTACCATCAATATAATTTTTTATTTCTTTTTCATTCATTTTATCACCTCATTCTGTAATTGTTTTCTTTTCCTATCATTTCTAATAAATATCCGTTTGAGCGTTGTTTTATACGCCCCGTAATTGCACTATCAATATCAATCAATTCGTTTAAAGTATACTCGCTCGAGATTATCGTTGTTAGACGGTTATTATAGCGATAGTTGATAATGTTATAAGCTATATTTTTTACATCGAAGTCAGTTTGACTACCTTTGAATAAATCATCTAGATACAATACTTCTGCGGTTTGCAACTTCTCGATCAATTCATTGCTCCCATTTCTTAATTGATGTTTGTATTCGCTTGCTAGAGTATTCCAAGATTGATAAACTACTTCTTTACCTTGATTTAATAACTCATTGCATATTGCACTACATAGCATAGTTTTACCGCTACCGCTTTGACCTAGCAATACAAACCAATCTTGTGATTTACTTTGAATGTACTTAATAGCTAAATTACGCGCTTCTAGCGTTGTTTTGTTGTACCCCTTATAATTTGATACCCTATGTTCCAAAAGCTCGTGTAAACCGCTATTTTTAGCGTTTAAGATAGCTTTACGTTTATTTTTACATTTACATTCTACTAAGTAACTGTTTTGTATAGAGTTGTCACCGTTGATATCTCTTTTTTTTCTAATGTAGCCTTTGTTAAAACATATCGGGCAGTCTATCCCGTCAGTCGGTTCAACTTTTCGATTATTCCAATCGGCTATAAAATCAAATTCAACGTGTGGGATATCACCCACTAAATTATTTATTGATTTCATTCTTTCACCCAATTTTTTCAAATTCTTTTTCTAGTTCGTCTTTTTTGTTTTCAAAATACAAGTTTTTCATTTTGTATACCTCCTAAAAATCAATTTCTACATCATTGTATTTTGCTAAATCTTCATGATCT